CAGACCCACTTTCTAGTGAGCCTGTAATACTTAAGGATATTCATTTCACGCAAATCTTGCGCGGTTAATCTCAATTTACCCTGCTATTAAGATTCAGCATCTGCAAAAGGATTCGTGTTAAGTGTACCATCACCAACAAGACTTCCGTTAACTAGATAATTAGTACCATCTGAAATAATTCTAATTTTACCACCAACAGCGTTACCTTTTGTAGTAGCATCTAAATTAATCCAATCATTACTATCATTATCAGATACGTATACAACTGATTCACCAGCAGTACCCGTAAGATCATCAACAGTTACCATACCTACAAAGAATCCAGCTGGAGTGTTGATATGTGTTGCAGCAGAAGCTTGAGCGTGAGCAATAAATACATCAACATACCACCCAGCGTTTGACACGGGAGTTGGTAGTGTTAACACGCCAGCAGTAGTATCACCAGTAACAACTGTAGCACCACTGTTATAAGAATATAACGATGTAGCCGCAGACCAAGTTACTATAGGTAAATAGTTACCTCCTTGTACACTGATATCACCACAAGCAGTAATATTGTCGTTTATATAAACACTGTTAATATCATCAGCAATAACTGTAACTGGATTTTTAGCACCAGCGCAAGCAGCTGCCAAAGCCTCTATAACTTCAACTTCTTTACCAGCTGTGATAGTTAATTTTACACTATCATGAGAACCACTACGGTTGTCAACAGCGGCAAAGTACATAGTAACTTCAGTATTACCAGTAACGTCAGCACCTCTGAAATTTGCAGATGAATTCATATAAGAATCATCAGCAGCGGTATGAAATACCAAATAATTTTGTCCGTCCATTTTTTTGTTTTTTAAAATTAATAATTTGTTTGTTGTTTTTGGGTTTTGGATTATGGGTTGTGGTTTGGGCTTAATCCACCAGAACAACGTCACCATCACGAATAACTCTATAAAGAGCATCTTTCCATGATATGTCGTGTCCAGCGTGTTTATCGTAATATATCGTGTCACCATCTTTTAATCCTTCAACTAAATTACCACACGATATTATTTTTGCTTTTATATAACGGTTGTCTACGTCTGTATCGTCCGTCATTATAAGACCAGCAACCTTTTTGGGTTCTGTTTTTATTTTATCTACTATTATATATCTATTGATTGCTTTCATTCATTCTCATATTTGAAATTACACAATCTGCAGATATAATTGTTGATACTACACTCACCGCATTTTTGAGCGCCGATTTTGTAACCAAAACCGGATCTATTACTCCAGCGTCTATCATTTTAACAAGATCTCCTGTTACAACATTTATACCTTCCCCTTCTTGCGTTGGGACTGAAGTATTTATACCAGCATTATCTAATATAGTGTTATAAGGAGCTGTTATAGCTTTTAGTAGTATCTCTTCACCCACCGCTTCAGCGGTGATTTTTTGAGATGCGTTTAGAAGAGCAACTCCACCACCTGGCACGATACCTTCTTTCAGGGCCGCTTTTGTAGCGTAAATAGCATCTTCTATTCTATCTTTCTTTTCTTTAAGCTCAACTTTGGAATCAGCACCTACTTTTACCATACCTACACTACCCGATAGCATCGCTAATCTCTGTTGATGTTTCTTTTGTATAAACGGGTTTTTCTCCCATTTATCTATAGTTTTCTTAATACTCTCAATTCTCTCTTCCATTTGATCTTCTGGAGTATCTATTGTCAATACAGTGTTCTTATCATCAGTTATAGCCGTGTAAGCTTCGCCTAAGCAATCTATATCTATAAGATCTAAATCATCACCAAGTTGTTCGTTTATAACTTTTGCTCCAACTAAGAATGCTAAATCAGCAACTGTGTCTTCTTTAGTAGGACCAAAGCCTGGTAAGTCAACTATATTAACTTTTATATTACCCTTAACCTTATTCATAAGAAGTGCAGCTTTAACTTGTTGATCAACTGGTGCTACTATAAGTAATGCGCGCTTAGTTTTTATAACATGCTCTAATACTGTTTGGATTCTTCTTATATTAGGGATTTCTGAAGACACTATTAATACTAATGGGTTATCAAGCTCACAAACCTGCTTGTCCTTATCAGTAACAAAATGTGGAGATGTGAGTCCTGAGTCGATCTGCACGCCGTCAACTACTTCGACGTATGTCTCTTCAGTTGGAGACTCTTCCATTAGCACCACACCATCTTTACCTACTTTAGTATAAGCTTCTGCTATAATCTCACCTAGCTCTTGACAGAAATCTTATCTAGGTAATCATTTACCTTTTTAAGACCGGATTTAATCCCGTCTTTTATTTCTCTAATAGTAGCATTACTACTATTTACTTCTTTTAACAGAGATTCAGCAAGGACGGTAGCTGTAGTAGTACCGTCACCCGCTTCTCTCACCGTATTTCTTGCAGCTTCTTTAATAAGGGTTGCTCCCATGTTTTCAACCGGGTCGAATAAGACTACTGATTCTGCGACCGTTACTCCGTCTTTTGTTATGACCGGGTTACCTCTGGCATCTTCGTAAATAACACACTTACCAGACGCTCCTAAGGTTGATTTTACTGCTTTTGCTAGCTTTTCTACACCAGCAACTACCTTTTTATTAGCAATTTCGCCAAAGTTTACATCTTTGACAATCTCGCTAGGCTGATTGTATTCCATATTTGATTAAATTTGATTAAATTTTGCTCTATTCGAACGTTTTTACTACTTTTGGTCCTTTTGTAGCCTCTAATTTCTTCGAGAAATGGTCAACGCTGCCATCAATTGCGGCTTCAGCGCCTTCTATGGTTTCTCTTCGTGTAACATCATGCCAATCTTTGTCGTTTTCTGGATCATTCACCTCCGTTTGGTAAAATCCATTCGGTAATTGCGTGATTCTCCAGTTTTTCTTATTAGCTAGATGTGTCCACTGCTCAATAGTTTTTTCATTCGGTTTAATTGTTTGCGTCGAACTCGACGTCTTATAGTATAAGTAAGTCATTTTGGTTTATTTTAGGTTAATATTGACTTGGTTTAGGGTCTTTCCCTATTTTTTTCGCTTTCCTTCGCGTTTTGTTCCTTTACCATCATTTCCTCTATTTGCTTTCACACTTTTAAACTTTTTATCCTTATGATCGTAATCTTTTCCTTTTATATTTTTACCAGCTTTTTTAGCAGCACGTCTTTTACGTTGGTTTTCTGCTTTTTTCTTACGTCTATCCGCTGTCATAGCTGCGCGCTTATCGCGAATAGCTTTTTGTCGTTTTGCGGTTGGTGTAAGTTTCTGTTTTGCCATATTCTAATTATCACATAGTAAACAAGTAATTTACACTCATTTCTTTATATAGTATCTTTTAGAGAAAATACTAGTCCAATCGCTAAAAGATCTATATATCTCCCCACTATTTACATTTCTTGAAAATGCGAAGTTAGCAGCTATAACTAAACATACTGCCAATGGGTCGAACACACACACTATAAGTAATAGAAAGTAATTAACTACTTTATCCATTGCTATATTTAAACTTTTGGCAACATATTTTAACGGTCCTAATTCTCTAGCACCTTCATTACTTATTTCTTTTTCTAATATCTTCACGTCATAAATAGATATAGAATCATTTAACATGTTTATAGTATTCTTTACTCCATTTAGTTGATTTGTCATTAGTTTTCTCTGTCTTGATGAGGTTGTAGTAACTAATTGCTCTGTTTCCTTATCTACATATTGTATCATTGTAGGGTTAGATAAAGCCTCAGTATAATACATAAGTAGTTCTTTTTCTGCTTTTAACTGCTCATTAAACCTGTTTTGCTTAGTTTGCAGCATTAACGTATGTTTATCCATTAATTCAGATTTAGTGGCTGTAGACTGATATGCACCAGATAAAAACCCATATATACCACCAGATGTAATAAGCATAAGTGTTATACATGCAATAGTTAAATACATGCGTAATAGTTTATTTATCTCATTCCAGTACGTGTATAATAAAGAAGCTACTACTAATTTAGCTATTTCTAGCGAACTAGCCATTACGATCACCGCTTTACTAGCACCAGCAAATAATTGACTCAATCCATATACAGAATAGAAAACAGCACAGCTTGAGACAAATAATGCTGATAACGCTATAATATATGGTAATACTCTTTCTTTCATAAGGATATAGTTACAGGATTGCTATTTTACTTAAATGTGACAATAGCCTGTTACTAGTACCCTATTAATAGGCTTATGTCACAAAAAAATTGTTGTAAATATTGGGGTATTGTGTTGCCCCCTATCCCCCTGGTAGCCAGCTAGTTATAAAAACGAAAATGAAATAGCCCACGGGCCTGATAATCAATCAGTTACGTCAAAAGTTTTTGCATTTTACTATTTATATATAATAACTAACTAATTTTTTTACAAACTAAATACGATAACATTTGGATAATATATACGTAACAACTAAACAATAACAATTAACTAACAAATAATTAAATTGAATTGTACAATGAGAAACATTGCAGTATACATACAAAGTAAAAATAACTAATAAACAAACAATATACTTTTACAATGTAAATACGAACTAAGTTGGATAATATAAATGTAAATAAACTAAATAATAATAATTAAAATAAATAACTATGTCAAATGTAAACAAAGTTGTAGAACTTAAAACTAAAAGATTTGTAATAAGAAAGTCATTAATTGGTAAAAATACAGTAATTACTTTCACTAACAAAAAACAAGAAAATGTTTCTTATAATCATGATGAAGTATATAATGCGCATAAAGAACGTTTTGAAAGTATGAATTG